GCGTTGCCGTAGACGACCGTGCCCTCTGCGAAGGTATCGCCGAGGAGCCCGGCGGTCCCCAGGGATGCACCACGAAGCGCCTCGCGCGCGTTGCCGATCCCGACGTCCATCGCCTCCGCGATGTACGTCACGACGGCGGTCACGGTCGTGCCCGGCGCGAACGAACGGCTCACGCGCGTCGAGCGGATCGCGTGCTCTCCGTCGCCGGCGGTCACCTTCACCAACCAGTCGGTGCCCTCGCGTCCGGGGACGGCCTTGCGAAGGTCCCCGCGGAAGATGAGGCTCATCCCGCCGACGTACCCCGCGTGCACTTCGACGAAGGTGTGGAAGCGGCGCGCGCTCTGGATCTCGCGACGATGCTCCGGGGTGAGGTTGCGGATCTCCAAGTCGAGCGTGCCCGCGCGGGCCGCGAGGGTGCGCTTCGCCTTGAACTTGGTCGCGAAGTTGCTCACGTCGAGCGTGCCAACCTGCACGCGCCACTCGCGGCGGAAGAGGTCCATCACGCCACCTTCACAGCGCCATCTCCGCCGCGGTCACGTACATGAGCACGAAGCGCGCGCCGAGGTCGGAGAAGCCCGGGTCGAGGTCGCTCGCGCCCGTGCTGTCGACCACGATCAGCTCGCCCGCGGGGCGGCGCGTGTCGACGATGCCGCGCAGGAGCGGGATGGAGGTCGCGAGCGTCAGGCCCGACCGGATCGCGACGCCCTCGGCGTCCGCAAGATCCATGAGCCAGTGGCCGTCCCGCTGAGACCACCGGAAAGTGAGCGTGAAGTCGACGCCGTCGAGCGCGGTGCGCTGCGACCACGACGCCTGACTCTGGGGAGAGCACGGGATGAAGTCGCTCATGATCCGGCCCTTCCTCTCACGATCCCCTCGCCCTGGCGCGCGCGGCCGTGGCCGGCGCGCCACCATCGAGCACGCGCGCGAGGAAGCTGCGGTTGTCCGCCGGCTGCGCGCCGCGATCGAGGCGCACCTGAGCTCTCCTCACCGCCGGCACGGGCGCGCGCGCCGTCGTCGCCAACTTCACGCGCTTGAACTCCAACACGATCTTGATCGCGTCGCCCGTGTCGCCCGTGCGCTCTGGCCGGTAGCGCGTGATGGCGAGGGAGTTGACCGTGCGGAGCCCGGTCGTGATCGACACGATCGCGCCCGAGTCGACGAGACTTTGGAGCGTCTCGTCGCACGCTCGCACGCGGTCGAAGGCGCCCGAGAAGCGGAGCGCGGTCGCGCGGCTCCCGTCGGGGAGCGTGACGACGCCGGGCGCGAGCGTCGCGCCGTTCATCTGCGTCGTGGGGAGCACGATGGGCGCGTTCGTGATGACGCCCTCCAGCGTGATCGTGCCGTTGAGCGGGCGGACGTGATCGGCGACCGCAGCGCCCGTCTCGACGGGATGCTCCGTCACCTCGGCCGAGCTCTCGAACCCGAGCATAGAGGCCGCGTCGATCTCGAGCGCGCCGGCGGCGACGGGCGGGACGGTCGAGCCCTCCCAGGTCAGCAGCGTGCGGACGGGCGGCATCAGTCATCCTCCCGCATCAGTCATCCTCCCGCATCAGACCATCCTGCCGCACATCCTTGCGCATCACTCGTCCTCCTGCGGGTGCGCGGCGTCGCGCGCGGCCGCTTGCTCGCGGCGCATCTCCTCGCGCATGCGGGTGACCATCGCGGCCTCCGTGACGCCGTGGAAGTGCATGACGGGCGCGCTGGTGACGGTCGTCGTGCGCGTCGTGGTGACGACGGATGCGGCGGGCGCCGCCACGGTCTGCGTCGCGGGCACGATCTGAGCGGTGGTAGACCCGGCGGCCCTGGCGCCAGAAGCCACGGAGACGGCCCTTCCGGGCACGCCCGCGGCGCCCGCGGCCGATCGTGCGGCGCCGGGGCCGGAGGCTCTGGCGGGCCCGCCGCGCGCGCCAGGGCGGGCGCCGTAGGAGGGCGCGCGCAGGGTGCCGAGCGCGGGCGCTTCCTGCTCGATGCCGATGAACCTCGCGACGGCCGCGATGGCGCGCTCCACGACGGAGACGACGCTCTCCCAGTCGGCCCTCAGATCCTTGACCACGGACGCGGCCGTACCGACGCCAAAGGTCGTATCGAGGAAGCGGCCGACGGCGGAGTCGCCGCCGTCCACGAAGGTGATGAGGTCGTCGAAGACGGCGACGAGGGCGGCGACGGCGACGGCGGCCGCGAGGTAGGGCGCGACAACCGGGCCCCACGCCGCGACGATCTGCGCGGCGACGGCGACGCCGACGACGCCGAGCGCGCCGAGCGCGACCTCCGCGACGTGCGTCCCGCGCGTGAGCCGCGCGAGGAGACCCTCGGCGCGCGCGGTGAGGTTCAACCACCAGGTGAGCGCCGGGAGGAGCGTGGTGGCGAGGACAGAGCGGAGGGAGTCGAGCGCGCGCCCCTGGCGCTCCTGCGCCTGTGTGAAGCGGCGCGAGGCCTCGACGGCTTCGGGCGTGACGCCGCCGCCGAGCTCTTCCAGCTCTTCACGAAGCTGCCGGATGCCACCCGGGCCCGTGTGCAGCACGTCGAGCATGCGCCGCCCGGACTCGCCGAAGAGCTGTTGCGCGACGCGCGCGCGCCGGTAGGGTGACTCGATGCGCTCCATGCCCACGGCGACCTCATCGAGGAGTTCGGCCGTCGGGCGGATGTGGCCGTTCGCGTCGCGTGTCGTGATCCCGAGGCGCCGGAGGGTTGAGGTCGTGCCGTTGCCCCAGCGCTCCGCCGTGCGTAGCCCCTCGCCGAAGGTGTGCAGACCCGAGCGCATGCGCTCGACGCCGACGCCGGCTTGAACGGCGGCATGGTCGAGCCCTTGAAGCTCCGACGTGGTGACACGCGACTCGCGCGCGGTGTCGCGCAGCGCTTCGGCATTCGCGGCGAACTGCGCGCCGAAGGCGAACGCCATCGAGGCGCCGAGGGCGATGATCGCTGCGGCCGCAGCCGTCGCGCCCATCACCATCTTCCCGAGTTCGGCATCCGTCAGGTTGAGCCGATCGGCGAAGCTCTTGATGAGCGGATTCGACTTGGCGGCCGAGGCGCCGAGCTTCGCCGCGAAGTTGTCGCGCGCCTTCTCCGCGATCCCGCCGAGCGTCTTGAGCTTGTCGGCCGCGGCCTTCTGCTCGGCGCCCCAGGCTTTGAGCGCGTCGGCCGCGGACTTCGGGCCCTTGCCCTTGAACGCCTTGTCAAAGTCGATCGCGGCCGCGGCGGAGTCGCGCATGTGGTCCGCGGAGTCGCGCACCAGTTTGTCGAGCTCCTCGAGCTTCGCGGAGTCGACCTTGAACCCGAACTCCGCGAACACCTGACGGAGAGCGGCGCTCATGAATCACCTCGCGCGCTCTGGATCGCACGGGCCTTCGCGGCGTCGAAGGCGTCGCACACCTCCCACGCGTCGACAAGCATCTCCAGGCTCCACCGGCCGGAGATGATCGCGAGCCCGTCGGGGTAGTAGCCGCTCGTCGCGACCCGATGGAGCGGCCACGGGATGCGCGACGGGATCGTCACGGTCACCCCGCCGAAGGCGAGCGCGGGGTCTCGTCCGCCTGAGCCGCCTGAGCCGCCTGAGCCGTCTCCTGGCCCTTGATCCCGAGCGCGCTCTTCAGCGCTACGCCCAAAGGGCCGTACGTCACCTCCGCGGCGAAGCGCATCCAGGCGAAGAGGTCGGGCACGCGCCCGCGGAAGTGCTCATCGAATACGCCCGAGAGCGCGATCTTGCGACCATCTGAGTGGACGATCTGGGTCACCTTCGCGAGCTCGCCGCAGGCGAACATCACGATCTCCTCGTCCAGCTCCGCGAGGCCGGCGGCGAGCATGGTGCCCACCGCGGACGCGGCGTCCCGCAGGCTCGACACCTCCGCGAAGGCGGGCGCGCCCATCTTGAGCACGCGCGTCATGAGGCGGATGCTCGTGCCCGCAGGGAGCGGGAGCACCTCGTACTCGAACGGCCCGATGGCCTTCGTCTGAGACTGAGCAAGCATCACGCGCCCTCGGCTTCGCGGATCAGCTCGTCCGTCGTGAGCACCCACTCGCGCTCACCCGACGTGGCGCTCATCTCCGAGTCGGGGCGCTTGCTGATCCACGCGCGCGGCGCGCGCTCGACGATCGCGCCGTTGAGGTCGCGCATCTCGAACGCGCCCACGTCGGAGCCGACCGCGAGCGCGTCGAGCTGCATGAGCAGCCGGTGCGTGTCACTCGCCTGCGTGACCTTGATCGTGATCGTGCCCGACTTGTCGTTGCTGATGGAGCGCGTCCCGCCGCCCTCGGCGTTGCGCTGCCACGTCGTCTTCTCGCTGTTGTAGGCGGTCTTGATGAAGCCCGACTCCGCGCGGCCTTCGGAGAGCGCGCGGTTCAGCCAGGTGACGTTGACGAGCTTGGAATCGTAGGTCTTGAGGGCCATGGTCTACCTGCTCACCTTCAGGCCGCGACGCGGCCGCGCACCTGGATCTTGAGGATGGAGCCCGCGAGGCGGGCGTTGAAGGTGACGCCCGCGAGGCGGCGCGCCTGACGGTTGGCCGTCGACACCGCCGCGGCGCGCGGCGCCGAGATCGTGTAGCGCGGCGTGTCCGCGAGGATGCCGTCCTCCACGGACTTGTCGAGGCGCGCGCGCAGGGCGGTCACCACCGTGCCGATGCCGTCGTCGGTGAAGGCGATCTTGTCGTTCGACACGAGCAGATCGGCGAAGTCGTACTGCATGTTGACGCGGAGCGACGCGAGGTCGCGGACCACGTCCATCCACTCGCCCGACGCGGTCTTCCCGTCGTAGGTGACGCCCACGTCGCCGAGGAGCGTGTAGTGGTTGCCGTTGTACGACTCGATCGCCTGACGCTGCGCGTCCGTGAGCGTGTCGACGTACTGGCCCGCGAGCGTCTTCAGGCCGAACTGGCTCTTGCCCGGGTCCTTCGGGAACTCCTTGCCCATGAGCGCGGCGACCGCCCACGCGTCGGACGTGGCGATCTTCGCGCGCCAGAAGCCCCAGGTGTAGAGGTAGCCGAGGTTCTTGAGGAGGTACATCACGCACGTCACGGAGCCCGTGGAGAGGTGCGCCTGGTCGCTCGTGGTGTAGCCGAACATCTTCTTCGCGGTCTCGCACCACGCGGCGGCGGCGACGACCTCGGCCGAGCCCTGCGAGTCGAGGGCGAGGCCGAACCAGTCGTTGTCCGCGGCCGCGATGTTGGCGAGGTCGGTGGCGATCCCGGGATCGGTGGTGGCCGTGGTCATCCCGCCGAAGTTGGCGGTGACGAGTTCGTAGCTGTGAAGCTCGCCAGCCGCGCTCGTGCACACCACCTTCGTCCCGCTCGTCCCGTCCGCGGTGACGGGCGCGCGCGTGCCCACGGTGGCCGTGCCGCCCGTGCCGGCCTGGATCGGGATCG